GGATCTGGTCAAGCGCGGCGTCAGCGTCGACGAGTCCCGCCGCCTGATCCTCGATCAGGTCGCGGCGAAGTCGGACGAGACCCGCACCTTCGGCCATGTCTCCGTCCCGCTCGGCGGCCGCGACGAACGCATCACCCGCCGCGATGCCGTGGCGAACGCGCTGCTGCACCGCTACAGCCCGACGCTGTTCCAACTGGAGGACGCCGCCCGCCAGTATCGCGGTATGACCCTGCTGGAACTGGCCCGCGAAAGCCTCGGCAACGCCGGAGTGAACACCCGCGGCCTGTCGCGCGACGAGGTGGCGACGCGCGCGCTCCATTCGACCTCGGACTTCCCCGAGATCCTCTCGGCGGTCACCAACAAGACCCTGCGGCAGGCCTACGAGGCCTATCCCCGCACCTTCATGCTGTTCTGCCGCCAAGTGCTCGCCACCGACTTCAAGGCCATGCACCGGGTCCAGCTCGGCGAGGCGCCGCAGCTTCTGGAGGTGGGCGAGAGCGGCGAGTTCAAGCGCGGCACGCTTGGCGAGAGCAAGGAGAGCTACAAGGTCAAGACCTATGGCCGGGTGGTCGCCATCACCCGCCAGACGCTGATCAACGACGATCTCGACGCCTTCACCCGCATCCCGGCGATGTACGGCAATTCCATCGCCCAGCTGGAGTCGGACGTCGTCTGGGGCATCATCACCGCCAACCCGGCCATGGCCGACGGCAATGCGCTGTTCCACACCACGCACAAGAACCTCGCGGGAACTGGGACGGCGCTGGCGGTCGACGCGGTGGGAGCGGCACGGGCGGCGATGGCCAAGCAGACTGGGCTCGACAAGAAGACGGTGCTGAACGTCCGCCCCGCATTCCTGATCGTGCCCGCCTCGCTGGAGCTGAAGGCCGAACAGCTGGTCGCCCAGAACCTGGTCCCCGCCGCGACGTCCAGCGTGGTGCCGCAGTCGATCCGCACCCTCGCGCCGATCAGCGAGCCCCGGCTCGATGCCGCCAGCGAGACCGCCTGGTATCTGGCGGCCAGCCCGAACCAGATTGACACCATCGAGTACGCCTATCTCGAGGGTCAGCAGGGCGCCTACATCGAGACGCGCAACGGCTTCGACGTCGACGGCGTCGAGATCAAGTGCCGCCTCGACTTCGGCGCCAAGGCCATCGACTGGCGCGGCCTCTACAAGAACCCGGGCGCGTAACCCGCACCCGATGCTGAAGCCTGACATGCGGGCGGTCCTGACGGGCCGCCCTTCGTCTTTCCACGAGGATCACCCCCATGAAAAACTACGTCCAGCCCGGCAACACCATCACCCTGACCGCGCCCTATGCCGCCGCCTCGGGCGATGGCCTGCTCGTCGGCTCCATCTTCGGCATTGCCGCCGGAGCGGCCGCCCTCGGCGAACCCGTCGAGACCGCGCTCGTCGGGGTCTTCGACATCACCAAGGTCGGCTCGCAGGCCTGGACCGTCGGCGCCAAGGTCTATTGGGATGACACCAACAAACGCTGCACGACGGTCGCGACCGACAACACCCTCATCGGCGTGGCGGTCGAGGCGGTGGCGAGCGGCGCGGGCGACACCATCGGCCGGGTGCGCCTGAACGCAACGTTCTGATGAGCGCCTTTGCGGCCGCCGTGGGCGCGCTCTTCGCCGATCCGAACATCGGCCGGGACGCGGTCTACATCGCCGACGGCGGCGCGCCCGTGCTGGTGCGCGTCGTGGCCCGGCGTGCGGACGCGATCACCGACTTCGGCGATGCGCGGCTCTGGTCCGAGACCACGCGGATCGACCTGCGCGTGGCCGAGGTGGCGAACCCGCGCCCAGGCGACAGGATCGAGATCGACGGCGCCGCATTCCTCATCCAGGGCGAGCCCGTCCGCGACCGCGAGCGGCTGGTCTGGACCGTCGATCTGAGGCCCGCGTGAAACTGAAGCTCGACATCGATCCCGACATCGTCGCGATGATGGCGGCGGAGGTGGCGGCCGGGGAGCGCGCCGTGACCGCAGCCATGCGCGAGGCTGGGACCGGGCTGAAGTCGGCGTGGCGGTTGCAGATCACCGGCGCGGGGCTCGGCACACGGCTCGCCAATTCGATCCGCAGCCAGAACTTCCCGAGGTCCGGCGAAAGCCTCGACGCCGCAGCGCTGGTCTGGTCGAAGGCGCCGGTCATCGTCGGCGCGCATGACACCGGGCCGCTGATCCGCTCGAAGAACGGGTTCTGGCTGGCGATCCCGCTTCCCGCCGCAGGCAAATCCCTGCGCGGCGGCCGGATCACGCCCGGCGAATGGGAACGGCGACGCGGCCTCCGGCTGCGGTTCGTCTATCGCCGCACCGGCCCGAGTCTGCTGGTGGCGGAAGGGAGGCTGAACACGAAGGGTCAGGCGGTGGTGTCGCGCTCAAAGACCGGCCGCGGCAAGGTCACCGCGCCGATCTTCCTGCTCGTGCCGCAGGTCAAGCTGCCGAAGCGGCTGGACCTCGCGCGGGATGCAGACCGGGCGCTGGACAGCGTGCCGGGGCTGATCGTGGCGAACTGGGTAGAGGGACGGATTGGCAAATAGAACGAGCGGCGGTTACGTTCGTCAGCTAGCGAACTTATGCAGCGTCCGCGTCATCTTCGTTGTCGCTTTCAGCGATGCGCAGTTCGGCTACGTCGTCGGCGAAGTCTGTGAAAAAGTTCAGCTGCGGATCGTCCTGGTGAATTTTGTTCATACGCTCGACATCGCAGACTGCCCGATACACGTCACTGGCGATACCATCACGTCTCTGCTTTACAGACTTCTGGCGCAAAGATGGCGATCCGCCGCTATCGGTGTCAAAGTAGTGCTTGATCGCTTGCCCGCCTTCAAACAGGGTCGCCGACTGGAAAGCGCGATAGGTGAAGCACCCATCCTCATCCCAGCGACGCGCCTGACGCAGCGACTGGGTTACCTGCCTCCGCAGCATCTGTTTGAGATCCAGCGGATTGGGCGCCAGTCGTCTGTTCGACAACGCCCATTCGACGAAGTCTCCCGGATCAGCCGAATCGCCGCCGCTCTCAGCGATCCATTCTTCCCAAAGCTGAATAACCTGCTCGTTGAAGTTCGCCATTTTTTGACCTCCTCAAAGATCTACCGGGGCAACTTTGTCCCACCCGTCGACAGCTTCCCATTCCTTCAAGAAAGCTCGAATGCTCGTCTGATATTTACGTAGCCAGCCATGTCGCTTCGTTTTGTGCTGGATCTGACCAACGATAACGCCTGGATGGATCTGTGCTCGCGCAGCAAGAGTCCGAACATCCTTCTCGGAAATGTAGGGGCTCTTGCGCAGGATAAACGACTCAAGCATCGCTTGATCGATACAGAACTCTGCGGCGGCCGCATTCGCCAGCTTTTCGCATTCGGGAAGGTCTGGGTTCCCTGATCCGAGGTTACCATCGAAGTCGTCAATCGGCGCAAAAGTCTCTTCTCGACCGTCTCCACGGAGTACATGCTCGATTTCGTGGCGTAGCACGAAGCAGAGATTGTCGATCCGGTCGAGACGGTTGGTCAAACCAATAACTGGCTGATCGTCAAGCCACGTGCAGACACCGTCAATTTTCGACCCCGTTATCTGTTCGACAAGGACCACGCGAATGCCGCACTGCTTCAGCAAAGCAGGAATTCTGGGTAGATCGTCGGTATCAATGAAATGGGAACGGAGCGTAGGAAGCAATTTGCGCAGAGCATCCTCGGAGTAATTCGAGCATGCAATGGTCCGAGCAACACTGCGGACGCGGTGCAGCCATGCATACTGGCTCGGCAAGATTTCCGAATACTGAGACTTGCGTGCAGCATGCGCGAGCACCGGAGCATCACTGACGAAAGGAACATCTTCACGACGATCTTTTTCGAAGAACCGAACCATCTGTACATCAAGCAGGCTGCTTTCAGTGTCCTCGATCCAGCTGCGTTTAATCATTTCACGTACCGGAAACACGCCAGCCCAAGACGCACGGGTTCTCACACCAGGATCGGCCTTCTTCGCGCGTCCAAGGTCATAGATCTTTTGGAGGTTCATGAAGAACTCAGCGGGCATGTCAAAGGCATCCCCAAGCATAATGGCAGAATCGGGCGTGACATCCGTCTTTCCCTTGACGAGGCGATTTAGCTGGCTGACATCCCAGCCCAGTACGAACGCCAAGTCAGCCTGAGACCAGTTCCGCGCCTCGAGTTCCTCGGCGATGAACTCCCCCGGATGTTCGGAAGGCAGAATTTCGTGGCTGGCCATCAGTGATAATCCTCAATGCTCAGTATCGTGATTGTCGGCGGCTTGGTCTCGTCGTTCAGGGTGAACACCATCCTGAACTGATCATTTAGACGCACTGACCGCTGACCATCCCGTCCTCCTTTTAGTTTCTCGTAGTTCAGGCTCTTCCAATTCCGAAGCGACCGCTCATCCGGCGCAGCTCGAAAGATGGTGAGCTTTCGCCTTGCGGACTTGATGATCGCAACCGATAGCCTGGTTTTTCCAGCTTGATCGGTTTCGATGAGGGCAAGTGCGGCATCAGCGAAGACTACTTCCATCGGCCTCTTGTAGCCCTAGGAGCTCAAGTTCGCAACAGGAAATTGACTAGGTAAGTCAATAACGAGATAAATAACATGATAACAAGTGGATAGAGACCTGAATGCGATGCCCACACCCCGCGAAACCATCCTCAACGCGCTGCATGCGCGGCTCTCGGCGCTGCCCGCCACCGCCCTGCGCGGTGACGTACTGCCCGAACGCGTCCCGTCCGACGGCCTGCTGATCCTGCGAGACGGGGAGCCGGGTGAGCCTGAGGTCACGCTGTCGCCGCTCGCATACCACTACCAGCACCGGGCCGAGATCGAGGCGGTAGTACAGGGCGCAACCCGAGACGCCGCCTTCGACGCGCTGACCGCCAGTATCGGCGCAGCACTCGCCGCCGACCGCACGCTGGGGGAGCTGTGTGATTGGGTCGAGGCTGAGGCACCGCGGCCGGTCGATCTGCCGGTCGAGGGCGCGGCAAGTCTGAAGGCCGCCGTGATCCCGGTGGTGCTGCACTATTCCACGGCCGACCCGCTCGGCTGATCCCCGCAACCCAAGGAGAACACCATGGCACGAGCCCAGGGGGCGCGGGCGCTGATGGCGCTTGCGTTCGAGACGACCTATGGAACGCCGCCAGTCAGCGGCTTCACCCGCATGCCCTTTGCCAGCACGTCGCTCGGGGCGGAACAGCCACTCCTCAACTCGGAGCTTCTCGGCTACGGCCGCGACCCGCTGGCGCCGATCAAGGACGCGGTCACGGCCGACGGCGATGTGGTGGTGCCGCTCGACGCAGAGGCGTTCGGCTTCTGGCTGAAGGCGGCGTTCGGCGCGCCCACGACCACCGGCGCGGAGGCGCCGTACACCCACGAGTTCCAGTCGGGGTCGTGGACGCTGCCCAGCATGTCGATCGAGACCGGTATGCCCGAGGTCCCGCGGTACGCGATGTACTCGGGATGCGTGCTCGACCAGATCACTTGGCAGATGCAGCGCTCCGGCCTGCTGACCGCAACCGCGCGGCTGGTGGCGCAGGGCGAGACGGTCGGGACCACGACGAGCGCGGGGACACCCGCCGCGCTGGAGCTGAAGCGCTTCGGGCATTTCAACGGGGCGATCACGCGGAATGGCAGCGCCCTCGGCAATGTTGTTTCGGCCGAGATCACCTATGCCAACAACCTCGACCGGATCGAGACCATCCGGAGCGATGGCCGCATCGACGGCGCGGACCCGTCCATCGCGGCGCTGACCGGCCGGATCGAGGTGCGCTTCGCCGACCAGACGCTGGTGACGCAGGCGATCAATGGCGAGGCCTGCGAGATGGAGTTCGCCTACGTCCTGCCGTCCGGCGAGAGCTTCACCGTCACGGTGCACGCCGTCTATCTCCCGCGCCCGCGCATTGAGATTTCCGGGCCGCAGGGCGTGCAGGCGACCTTCGACTGGCAGGCCGCGCGCGACAGCGTCGTCGGCCGGATGTGCACCGCAACCCTTGTGAACGACGTGGAGACTTATTGATGCTGACGCTCGACCTGACCAACGCGCCGCGCTGGCATGATCTCGTGCCAGGTGTGCGGGTGGAGCTGCGCCCACTGACCACGGCGCTGATGGTGGCGACCCGCAGTGACCCCGCCGTCGAGGCGGTGCCTGAGGAGGCTTCCGACGAAGAACGCGCGGTCGCCTTCGCCAAGGCGCTCGCGCGCCGCGCCGTGCTCGCCTGGGAGGGCATCGGCGATGCCGACGGCAACGCGATCGACCCGAGCCCCGAGGCCATCGACGCGCTGCTCGACGTCTGGCCGATCTTCGAAGCCTTCCAGCTGACCTACGTCTCGAAAGGCCTGATGCTGGAACAGGAAAAAAACGTCTCCGCGCTCTTGCCGAATGGTCCTTCGGCGGGGGCGAGCGATACTGCCAAGCCTGCGCACCCTACGAGGGCCGCGAGCAAGCCTGCCCGGACTGCCCGGCGCGGCTGAACCGTCCGGAAACTCCGGAGGGTTGGCAGGTCTGGGACCTGGTCGGCCGTCTCGGTGGCCAGCTGCGTGTCCTGCCCGGCGCGGTGATCGGGTGGGACATGTCGGCGGCGCTGGCGCTCGGTGACGCGCTCGGCGTGCCGCCGCTCGCCATGGCCGAACTGCTGCCCGTCATCGAAGCGGTGATGGTCGCCAAACTCAACGAACAGATGGATCATTCCCATGGCGGAAAAACGGGTTAGCGTCCGCCTCGCGGCCGTGGGCGGACGGCAGGTGCGTGCCGAACTGGAGGGCGTGGGCGAAGCCGGATCGCGTGGCTTCGGACGGCTGAGCCGGGAGATGGAAGCGGCCAACGCCCGGCTGGCGGCGTTTTCTCGTCGTGTAGCTGTGGCTGCAGCCGCCGCCGTGGCAGCCGCTGCAGCCGCTGGCGTGGCAATGATCAAGTCCGGCCTGCAGACCGTCGATGCGCAGGCGAAGCTCGCGCAGTCGCTGGGGACCACTGTCGCCTCGATCCAGACGCTGGAGCGCGCGGGGGAACTTGCGGGAGTGTCGATGTCCGGCATCGAGCAGGCGACGAAGGATCTGACGCGCCGTCTCAGCCAGGCGGCCGCCGGAACCGGCCCTGCCGCCGACGCGCTGGACCGGCTCGGGCTCTCGGCCAATGAGCTGATCGCCCTGCCGCTGGACCAGCGGGTCGGCGCCATCAACGCGGCCATCGAAAGCTTCGTGCCCGCCGCAGAGCGCGCGGCTGTCGCTGGCCAGCTGTTCGGCGAGGAAGGCTCCATCGCCATGTCGCGGATCGACACCGCGACGCTGCGCCAGGCGACGGAGGACGTTCTCGCCTTCGGTGTCGTCGTATCCGAGCAGGATGCCGACCAGATCGAGCGCACCAATGACGCGATCTCCCGGCTCGGCCTGATCTGGCGCGGGCTGTCGAACCAGCTCGCGGTCGCCGCAGCCCCCGCGCTTGAAGCCATCGCGAATGCCATGGCGGCGGTCGCGAGCCGCACGGGCCCGCTCGGCATCGCGATCCGCGGCCTCTTCGACAACATCGGCCGCCTGACCACCTACGCCGCCACATTCGCCGCCTTCCTCGCGGGCCGCTGGGTGGCGGGCATGGCCGCCGCCGCGCTCTCCGTCCGTGGTCTCGCCACAGCGCTCGTCGTGCTGCGCGGCGCGCTGATCCGCACCGGCATCGGGGCGCTGATCGTCGGCGCGGGCGAGCTCGTCTATCAGTTTACCCGCCTCGTCTCCGGTGCGGGCGGCTTCGGCGAGGCGATGTCGCTCCTGAAGGACGTCGCTGTCGAGGTCTGGGAACGGATCCGCATGGGCGCCGCAGCGGCGGGTGCCGCCGCCACGGCGATGTTCTTCGACCTGAAGGCAGACGCCGCGTCGGGCATGCAGAGCGCCATCGAGAGCGTGGTGGCTTTCGGCAACACCGCCGCGAACACGTTCGAGGGCGCCTACGAGGCGATCAAGGCGATCTGGGGCCTGCTGCCCGCCGCCATCGGCGATCTGGCGTTCCAGGCGGCCAACAGCCTGGTCGACGGCGTCGAGGCGATGCTGAACGGCGTGGTCTCGCGCATCAACGGCTTCATCGGCGGAATCAACCAGGGCCTGGAAGCCCTCGGGTCGGAGCGGCGCATCTCGCTGGTGCCCGACCTCGACCTCGGCGAGATCGAGAACCGCTTCGAGGGCGCGGCGACCGCCGCAACCACCGCAGCGCAGGCGGCCTTCGACCGGGCCTTCGAGGACAACCCGCTCACCGCGCCCGATCTCGGTCTGACCGAGGCGGCGAACAGGGCGCTCGAGTCCGCGAACCTCTATCGCGGCGCCGCGCGCGATCTCGCCGAGGGAGCCCGTGCACCCCTCGAAAGCTGGCAGGCGCTGCGCGATGCGGTGCGCGGCACCGACGAGGCAAGCGCTGATGCGCTGACCGAGGCCACGGGCGCAGCCGAGCGACTCGAGACGGCACTCGGCGATGCCGGACGCGCCGCCACGGGTGCAGGTGCGGCGGCCGGGGCGGCTGCCGCTGCAGCGGAGCCCGCGACCGAGGCCGCCGTCACCGGCTGGCAGGCGGTCACCGCCGCGCTGTCGGATTACGCCAGCAAGGCGCGCGAGATCGGCGGCGACATCGGCCAGAGCCTCGTCGGCGCTTTCCAATCGGCCGAGAACGCGGTGGGCCAGTTCGTGAAGACCGGCAAGCTGAACTTCCGCGACCTGGTTACCTCGCTGCTGGCTGATCTCGCCCAACTCGCGGCGCGGCGGTTCATCCTGGGGCCGATCGCCAATGCGCTCTCTGGCGTGTTCTCCGGGGCGGGTGGCATCTTTGCCAACGTCCTGCACGCGGGCGGGATGGTCGGATCGGCTGGGCCCTCGAGGATGGTCCCGGCCATGGTTTTTGCCGCCGCGCCCCGGATGCATTCAGGCGGCATGGCCGGGATTCGCCACGATGAGGTGCCCGCGATCCTGCAGCGCGGCGAGCGTGTGCTGTCGCGGCAGGAGGCGCAGAGCCACGGCGCGGGCGGCGTGAACGTCACGATCATGGCGCGTGACGCCGAGAGCTTCCGCCAGTCCCGCACACAGGTCGCGGCGGACATCGCCCGCGCCGTCTCGCTCGGGCGGAGGGGCATGTGATGGCGTTTCACGAGGTCCGGTTTCCCGACAACATCAGTCGCGGCGCGCGGGGCGGGCCGGAACGGCGAACCCAAATCGTCGAGCTCGCCTCGGGAGACGAGGAACGCAACGCCAGCTGGGCCAACTCGCGCCGCCGTTACGACGTGGCCTACGGCATCCGCCGCGCCGACGATCTGGCGGCGGTGGTCGCCTTCTTTGAGGCGCGGAATG